CTTGGAAAAAATTACAAGCTAATGCAGATGAACTTTTAGATAAAGCAAAAAGTATAGCTAGTAGAAGAACAAAAAAAGGACCTGTTTTAGTTGGTAATAAAGATATGGTTGAAGCAAGAAAGACTAAAACTGAAACTAAATTCCTAAAAGGTCCTGAAGAAAAACCAGAAAAAGATGGAGCAAAACCAAAAAAAGCTAAAGAAAAACCAAAAAAAGCTGAAAAATCTAAACCTAAACCTAAGAAAAAGTTTGATTATCGTAATAAAATGGCAACTCAAATGTCATACAAGAAAGCTGTAAAAAATGCTAGAGGAAGAACAGCATCAGAAATAGCTAATGATCCTGCTTTTTTTAGCAATACATCTAAAGGTAAATATTTAAGAGGAATACATAAAGGTTTAAATAAAAAGAAATTGAGTGGTGGTGGATATATTGGAGCATTTAGAGGTCAAAAAGGTACTTCTGCTGATGCAATAAATAGAAAGCCATCAACTAAACCTTCAGCAGGAAATAAGTGGAATTAATAATCTATTAGGGAGGACTTATGGGAAACCACGCAGTCAAAGATCAAGTATTAATTAATGCTTTAGATCAATTTTTATTATCAGGAACACAAAAACAAGCAGCCCAAGACTTAGGTATACCTTTAACTACCTATCGTTCCCATTGTACAAAAGCTAAAGAAAGATGGGATATTACTGAAGATGAGTTTTGGAATAAAGATTTTAACCACAAACTACCTAATTCAGAAGATGTTTTTGCTCCAAGATTTGAAAGCACTAATCCTGATGCAGAAGATGATATAGAAGAATATATAGATCATCTTACTAAAAGATTTACACGAGCTAAAAATAAAAAAGAAAAAACAAGATGGCATAAAGTTAAAATACAAAAGAATGAACCTATAGGTTTAGTTTGGTTAGGCGATCCTCATATTGATGACAATGGATGTGATTGGGTAACTCTTAGAAGAGACTTAGATATAATAA